ATGGGGCTAAATGCGATAGTAATGGCGTGCTTTTGGAGTGGTAAGGCATTGGAGTATTTTGCCGTTTTGGAGAGATTTAATGAAACGAATGAAATGATCTTGTCCGATAGATGAGAAGAATGATTATATTTGCAATATTTGTTTTTGTTAATCTAAAAAATATCCTATATGACACGACATAAAAACTTATTGATATTGTTTTTTTGTAGCATGTGTATTTCTGTTGCAGGTCAGCCATGTGCAGTAAAAAGCCTTGTGCCCGATACTCCATCTAAAGCTCCGGATTACTTTTGTACGTGGAATTTGCAAGGCTATGTGGTCAGCTATAAAAGTACTGAACTAACCAGAGCCGCCATGACTGAAGACTATTTATTTGGAGATGGACCCTATCAGAATTGGGTAGATTGTTATCCTGCTATCCGGAAAGATCTTTATTTTGTAATGGACGATTCATGGGATATACCGAAAGGCGTTAATGATTCACCAAATCCTTATTTAGGAACTGTAGAACTTAGTCCGGATCGCTTCCCGTCTTTTGGTGGAGATGACGTGGAACGTTTAAGGCAGCTATCCTTAAAAATCAAAGGCAAAGGCTGGAAAGGTGTTGGTGGATGGATTTGTGCCCAGAAGGCAGAAAAGTATGCCGATATTCCTGAGGAAGAATATTGGAAACGGAGGATAAAGGTAGCTAATGAAGCAGGTTTTGATTATTGGAAAGTGGATTGGGGGAAAGAGGATAGGAATGGAGAATGGAGGAGAAGATTAACTTCTATGGGCAAACGGTATGCTCCTCATTTATATATAGAACATGCTTTGCGAAATGAGTTTATTGAATTCAGCGATGTCTTTCGGACGTATGATGTAGAAAACATTATGGCGCAGCCGATTACTATTCAGCGTATTTGTGATCTATTACCTTATAAGACCGTTAATGGGGCAAAAGGAATTATCAACTGTGAAGATGAACCTTATATTGCAGTGGGGCTGGGTTGTGCTATTGGTGTGATGCGTCATTCGTTTGCAGGAACTTTGCCGGATGGGACACAGGATTTTGTATTTACACCGACCGGGCGTGATATAAAGCGACGTTTGGATGAAGTAGTACGTGGAGTCAGATGGCATCGGATAGCAGTACCTTTCTCAGTAGGAAATACAGCTTATGCTATTGATAGCGTGAAGCTTACTGATCATTGGACGCTATGGGAGAACGAAACCTGGAATAAAGGACGTAAGGTTGGTACGGATGTGATAGCTGTAGCACCGGCACGGGTCGCCCGGGGAATGGGATTGCCGGAAGTTTCCGGGGCTCCTCTGGAAGTTCGTCCATTTGTGCTGGCGTCCCGTTATCCCAATGGTGCTGTAGCTGTTGTTACAATAGGGCGTAATTTGGGGCGTGAATATGTAACAGAAGAAGTTGCAGTGACCGTATCTATTGATCGTTGGGATGTGCCTGTCGGTTTACTGGGGTATTTCAAAGAGGTGACGATGGTATTTCCTTCCTCAATAGAAAAGGAGAATCGTACGGTATATGCACAGGATTTGGCAGGAGAAACTCCGGTGGATATTACTTCCAAAATTGTAATTAAGGGGAATCGTTTGACAATACCGGGGGATGTAATCCGACAAATAGGACTCATGAATGCTTCTGAGGGAGATTGTTCTGATCCGGGGATGGTACTAAGAATAATGTAGCTATTGGTGACTGTCTTAAAGTTGGTACTTAATGATAAAACGGTAATCCATGATCCCTTTGGTTCTGATATAAAATCAAGAAAGGCTGATAATTTATTAATTATCAGCCTTTCTCTTCTATTTAGTTGCGGAGGCCTGACTTTCCTGTTTTAAAAAATAGATGGACTGCACTTTGAGAATCAGTTACTTACTCCTTCATAACTATGTTAGTAATCTTATTATTTGTCCGAGATTTGTCCTCAGAAAACATTTTAGAACTTCAATTTTTCTTTTATTATTGTTTTAAAAGAATTTGAATAGTTCTTTCTTTCTCTTCAAGCAGTTGTTTTAAGTGAGATAGTTCTTTCTGACATTCACTCAAGGCAATATCTCCAGATACATTATTTCCATTACCTTTAACATGATGTCCAATATTGATAGATGTATTATCTACCTCTCTATCAAAGAAGTAATCCATTGATACCTTAAAAAAATCAGCAATTTTCTCAAGGCTACCTACTCTTACATTGGCTCCTGCAATCATTTTATCTAATCCTGGAGCACTAATACCTAAAGTAGTGTATAATTTTACCTTAGTAATTCCTCTCTCTTCCAAAAGATTATTTATTCTCTCTCCTACAAACATAACTTCAGTTTATAATTAGTCTAAATAATGCAAACGATAGGTAGTTTTATATATTATAGTTTGTATTATATAAAACTATTGTTTATGTTTGCAGTATAAATATAGAACTAAAAATTGTATTGGCATGAAGAAAACTGAGGAATCTCAAAAAATGGTACTTAAAGACCATTATGATGCTTTATCTGAAGAAGACAAAATTGCATTGCGGAAAGAGTACATGGATGCTACAGGGATGGCATATACGACATTTTATATGAAGTTGCGTACTGATTCTTTTAGACCATTAGAACGGAACCTTTTTGAGAAACTGATATCAGATCACAAAGTTCCATCATTAGTAAAGGCATAATATTATGATATACCGAAACGTTGAATTCTATAATACACCTGATGGTGAGGTTATGATCAAGGAAGAAAATAAACCTGCACGTGTCTTTACGGAATCGGAACGTGAGCTTATAAATAATGTTCTTTCCCTTATTCGCGACAGGTACGTTGATGCTTACAATAAACTTCTTGAAATTTACTCAAAGAGTGATCGGAATAAGCTCTATTATGAATTTCGGATTGTGCATCGTTTTATCCGGTGTAATTTTGGAGAGTACGATCAATTTAATTACGATATCGATGCGTCTGGTAATTATGAATTTGAGGAAGTCAAATGCCCTCTCCGGGGCGAATGCTTATATGAAGGAGTAGTATGCAAGCCTAAACTTACTACAGAGTTGACTGATCGTGAGATGATGGTCTTCCGGCTGATTGTGGATAATATGCAAACGGAAGAGATCGCTAAAGAACTTGCCATATCTATACCTACTGTTAATCGACACCGGGAAAACATAAAATTTAAGATCGGTGTAAAAAGTGTCTCACAGATGGTCAATTACTGGCATCATAACAATATGAAATGAAAAAGAGAAGGAATAAAAAGCGTAAACAGAGGAGATATCTTTCTCTGAAGGATATCATTAAATCCCGTCCACGGTTTGTATCAGGTGTTTGCCGATATTGCGGTTGCACGGACAATGATCCTTGTTATAATCCTAATTATGGAAATTGTTGGTGGGCTGATTCGGATCATACTGTATGCTCACACTGTGTAGACGAATTGATCTGTAATGATGAAGATACGATTCATTGTATCGTATCAAAGGACTTAGCTTAGAATACAATGCTCCGTGAGGAGTGCTAATTTATATATAATAATTAAAGATGCCGGCTGAAAGGACAGCCGTTGGGACAGCCCCAGTTAGGTTTTGTATTTTAGATATCACTTATAGACCGGGAAACTCCCGGTCTATTCTAAACAACCACCTGACTATAACTTGCCATGGAAACAAAAGTAAACTATCGTATAAATCACCAAAAGCTCTCAGGAGAGTGGATGCAGCATGTACGGCGTGACTGGCATAAAATTATATCGAAGAAACGACGTGCTTTTTTGAAGGAAGAGCAAAATAAATAGTTACTAACATAAAACTTATTAATCATGGAAAAGCAAAATCAAAAATGTAAAGTAACCATTGAAAATGAAGATGGGGAAAAAATAATAATCAATCTCTGTAATGACTTGAAGAAGGAAACTTTAGATATCAATATAACTGGTAGTCCTAATAACCTTAAAGAGCATAAGGGCTTTTATTGTACAATAGCATCTGTCTTAGTTGGTGCCTTACAAAGAGAAGGAGAGTCAGCTGATAAGATAGAGGTAAATTGATAATAACTAAATAAATATGAATGAAAAACAGACATCCTTTTTCTTTGAGCAACCAAAGGCTGTCGCTCAATTAGTACATGAATACACCAAATCAATTATCCCTGTTTTTAAACCCATGAATTGGCTGCAACGCAGAATGATGAAATGGTGTTTCGGATTTAGATATGAAAAGTTAAATTCTTAATAGTTTAAACATGAAAATACATTATTTCTACAAAAGAAATTATTCTCAAGGTTTTTACGACCTTGAGATTGTTGCCTGGCTGGAAGAAAAAGAAACATCCAGGCAGGGGATTGAGAGATTGAGTTTTACTCGACTGGAAAGGTTGAGAATCTTTCTGTCTAAAAGTGATCAATACCATGTCCATACTATTGACCATGATTTTGGTAGAGACAGCTGCCACGGACACTTTGCCCATACTCGTAAGGAATTAATTGAAGATATGAAGAAATGGGGTCTCCAACCTATCGATCGGAATAATTATGAAAGATTTCGGAAAGTAGCCCTTGCTCTTTATCATAAACAGTCCTTAGTTGATTTCTCAGATTTCAAAGGAAAGCAGAAATACAGCATTCGTCAGATTATTGGTGATTAAAATATAACGATATAGAAATGAATAAATACACTATAAGATATTATTACGGTTCATACTCCGGAATACGGGAAGTATATGCCGATGATGAGGAAACCGCTATTACCTATATGTGGCGGATGTTACGGAAAGATATGACATTGCCAGTGGCTTATCAGTCCGAAGAAATAATTGATGTAGAATATGATGCAGATTGATTAATAACTGATAATTTATGTACCCAACTAAAATATTTGAAGAAGCCATTAAAATATGTGGCTACACAATTAAGGAAATTAAATATACCGATAAATCGAGAGAGGTGCGGAAAGTTATCGGTACAGTTCCTATTTCCAAGAAAGTAACAATCGATGGCCAGCGAAAAACGGCAATTTATCATAAGAAAGTACGGTGGGACGCTACGGGCCATTGTTTTTCGCAGAGATCTAATGTACGTCAGCGAAATTATGACTTACCAATTCCAACAATACTACAATGGGAAAAACAAGCGAAAGAATTCAAGAACCTGGAATAACGCTTAGTCCAGATTGGGCTGAAGTAGCAGTTTTCAATATGGGCATAGATGGCTTTAATGAATATAAACAGCGCGTCTTTACTGCCTTGGATAAGCTACAGCTAAACCATTACTACGATATTGTAAGTTCAGTACCAGTTTATAGACGTGAAACGTTTCTTGGCATCTGCAGTTCCTACATCGATAGCCATCCGGATTATGAACTTACTGAAGATAATTGTCGAATTTATAATAGAACCAAAAGATGAATAACGGTAGATGGACTCCTGAAGAGGAAAAATATATCCGGGATAATGCCGGAAAACTCACCTTATCTGAGATGGCTGCATTCGTTGGCCGGTCCGAATTGGCGGTCCAGCTATTCATGCATCGGCGCAAAATCGTCATTCGCCAGGTCGTCAAACGGAACCTGGTACAAGAAATATTGAGTCTGAAGTTCAAACACCCGGAGAACTTCATGCCCAATCGCCCATTTTATAAAGAAGTCGGTATCAACCAGATGCGTTTCTGGGATTTATACTATGGGCGTAAATCCATCACAAATGAAGAATATCTCTCGCTCTGTGATTATTTCGGGATTACACTCCAGGAAGCCTTCGAAGCGCGCCAGTTGAATATATTTAATAATGATGAATTATGATTGATAAACAGACCATTGACCGGGTAAAGTCAGCTCTAAATATAGTTGATATCATCGGTGAATTTGTCTCTCTCAAGAAGGAGGGATCCGGTTATGTCGGAATCTGTCCCTTCCATCCTGATACACATCCCTCGATGAAAGTTAGTCCGGCCAGACAAACTTTTAAATGTTTTGCTTGTGGCAAAGGAGGAGATGTCATCGCTTTTATCGAGAAGCATGAAAATTTTTCATTCGCGGAAGCTGTTGAATGGTGTGCCAGGAAAGCTGGTATTCAAATAGAAAACAGAGAACTGACAGAAGAAGAAGTACAAAGAGCTAAGGATAAAGAAGCCATGCGGATTGCTCTCCAGGCTGCTGGGGTCTTCTTCCAAAAGCATCTTCCCGAGGCCCAGAATTATCTCGATCAACGTGGGTACAGGCTAACAGACAAAGTGGTTCAAAATTTTCAGATAGGCTATGCTCCTGAAGGGAATCTTGCACATAAAGAACTTATCCAAGCCGGTTATTCGGAGTCCATATTGAAGAAAGTTGGTGTGCTGGCTGAGAATGAACGGAAGTACACCTACGATGTATTTCGGGATAGAATCATGTTTCCCTTTATTGATTTGAATGGGAATATCACAGGTTTCTCCGGACGTTTTATCACACCGAAAGAAAATACAGGAAAGTATGTGAATACCGGTGATACTCCTGTTTTCAAAAAAGGAACACAGCTCTTCGGACTTTATCAAGCTAAACGCTCTATTGCCAGAATGAACTTCACTTACTTGGTTGAGGGACAATTCGATGTAATGTCGATGCATGCTGCTGGAGTTGAGAATACCATCGCCGGTTCCGGTACTGCTTTAACTCCGGAGCAGATAAGACTGATCAGTCGCTTCACACAATCTGTTACACTACTATACGATGCTGATCCGGCTGGTCTCAAAGCCTCTTTGAAGAATTGCGAACAACTATTACGTGCCGGATTCTTAGTAAATTGTGTTCGTCTTCCTGATGGAAAGGACCCGGATAACATAGCATTAGAGGAAAAGGAAAATACGGGTAGATGGTTACTTAATCGTAGAACAGATTTTCCTACTTATTTCGCTGATGTTTTTCTGGAACAGAACCTTTCTCCGGATCCGAACGAACAGGAAGAGATTCTCAATACAATATGCGGTCTTATCTCTTGTATCTCCTCGGAAACTTCACGGCTAAGTCATATACATGTCTTGGCCACCCGCTTCGAATTGAATACTGAGGTTCTTGAGCGTAAAATACGTGATATCCGCCGGAATATAAAGGAGGCTCCAAAACAAGAGGAATTGAAGCCTGGCGTTTATGGACTCGATTTAATCAAAGAACTGCGTAAGGAAGGCCAACCATGTATTCTGACCTCCGATTTCTCCGAGTTTCTGAATTTATATGGTGATTCTCCGGTTATTTTAATACATGGCGTTCCGTCGACAACGGATATTCAGGAAATCCGTCGTGAATGTACCTTTTTTACGACGAACCTTTTGGGGTTATCAGTTAACAAGGATGGCAATGAATCTGACTATCTTTCTGCTCTGGCTATGTTATATCGTGCCGGCATAACAAATATAACAGTTACTGTTCCTGCGAACGAACAAGAGCCGGAAGAAGAGGAAGATGATGAAGGGTATAAAAGAGAAGTACAGTCAACGGATAAGAGTTATACTTTCGTTAAATACTATGTGTATTTGTATGGCCAATTTTTAGTTGCTTATTATGGAGAGAAAACCCCTTTTATCGAACGTTGTGCCGACTTGATAAGTTATGCGGATGATTCAGTCCGGGTGGTTAATTTCAAATACTTCTATGATTCCCTTGATTTGAACAAGGGATCGCTTACGGAAATTTTAAAACCTTACTTGGCCAAGCGGAAATCACGCATGGCCATCGCTGCCCAGCGTACAGATGATGATGCAGATGAAGAATACAATCCGGAATGCCAGCCGAGTTATGTCGATGAAAATCCTGAGTATGCCGAGATGTACCGTCAATGTGGTTTCTATCCGAAGTTGAATAAAGAAGGTGAACCGGTGTGCTACATGTTCCGGCAAGAGAAGGGGGGACATTTACAAGTTGCCGATTTTTTCATGACTCCCCTTCTGCACATATACTCAGACGACAAAGATGCCAATAAACGAGTTTTGAAAATTAACCGCCGGTATTATAAGAATCCCCTTTATATTGAGGTTCCCTCCAGGTCACTTCTTAAGAAAGCCACCATCGAGGAAGAACTGATCCAGTTAGAAGCTGTCAACTTCACGTCCGGAGAAGAAAAACACTGGACAAAGATCAAGGAGTACATGTCCCGGCACTTTGTTACCTGCTCAGAGATATTGACCTATGGAAATCAGCAAACCGATGGATCATCCCGCCGGGAGGATAATATGTTTTTTGCCTTCTCCAATGGTATCTTTCATGTTGTCGACGAGCAGGCCCGTTTCGATCCGGTTAACGAGCTCGGAGTTGTCACTCACAATAACAAGAACTATTATCTTCCGGCATTCTCTACCATTTACGCCGGATCAGGTAGACAAACCGATAAATACGAGCTTATTTCCCAATTGGTCTATAAGGATATTCCTGCAGAAAAACAATGTAATTTCGAACGATGGGCCAGCTTGATGGACCAGGTTTATAAAATCAATGATAACGGTAAATGGGCTGTTCTCTTTGCCATCATGTGCGCCTTCCGTAGTAACATTCATAACATTGATCGCCTATTCACAGCTCCTTTCTTCATGGGTCCCATGTCCTCCGGAAAGACTCAGATCGCTATCTCAATCCGATCCTTGTTCATCTCTCCGAAGATACCGATCTTCAACTTGAATACCGGTACGCTGCCGGCATTATCTTCCCTGCTCTCTTCCTTCCGGGATGTTCCTGCCGTACTTGACGAATACAACAATAAGGATATACAGGATATCATGTTCCAGTACCTGAAGGGAGCTGTCTATGATGGTGATGGCCGACAAAAAAGGAAGGGCACTGTCGGCAAAGAAATCGAAGTTGAGAAAATATACGCACCGGTTATTATTTGTGGCCAGGAAACGCCCCAGCGCGACGACAATGCCCTGATGTCCCGTATTATTGTCTGCGAGGTTCCTAAACCTAAGAACCGTCTTCCGGAGGAGGTGCAACTATTTAATGAACTCAAGGAGATTGAGGATCCGGCCAAGATCGGATTGTCGAATGTACTTTTTGAGATTCTGAAGCTACGGCCAATAGTAATGGAGAATTTCCGGTCACTCAAGCAACAGTGTTACGATGAACTGAAGGAAGCACTTATTAATGCCGGAGAAATTGATCGGTTAATGAAAACAGCATCACTCTTCTTGGCCACTTGTCGGCTGGTTGAAGATTATACAGAGCTAAAGTTACCTTTCACTTACGACGACTTTTTCAAAATTGCTTGCAGCAAAATCAAGTTCCAGGTTGAACTGATCAGCAAGACCGATAAGTTGGCCACCTTCTTTAAGGCCATGGATGTCATGATCGACAGCAAGGCTGTGCGTGAAGGGCGCGACTTCACTATTGATACTCCAGACCGGGTCACGATCAAGTTACCGGGAGGCGAAAAGAAAGAGGTTGCTTTCGCTGCCGGCACACGTATTCTATTCTTACGGCTCAGTCCTGTTTACACTCAGTTTGCTCGTAGCTCCTACAACAGTGAGGATTCAACACAATCTACTATCGAGCAGAACCTTCGCTCGCATCCGAGTTACATCGGTCTGATTCATGCCCGGCGGTTCAACTGGTATGATGTAGTCGAAGTACCCAGGGGAGGTTTTGAAGAGGACTTGCCATTTGATCCAGCAGCCGGTACCTCTGTAGATAACACCATGGTCCGGAAGATGGAGAAGCAATCAACAAACTCCAGTTGTATTGCTCTCAATTACGATATCTTCCGTGAACTGTATGACATCGACCTTCAGCGAAAGCCTGGCGATGAAAGCAAACAAGAACTTGATTTCTGATGTAAATTAATATAGACTATTTGAACATTACAATTATGGAAAAGAAAGAATTTAAGTATAACGGAGAAACTGTAGGTTTTGAAGTTGAAGATAAGAATGTGATGGTAAATGCAACCCAAATGGCGAAAATATTTGGTAAAAGTATTAACGGTTTCATGGAAAACGAATCAACGAAACGATTTGTTAAAGCATGTTTAAATAACCGGAATTCCGGTTATTTAAAGGTTTTTTCACAGTCTGATTTGTATCGTTCCAGTCAGAAAAGTGGTACATTTATGCACCGTGTGCTGGCTATCAAGTTTGCTGCCTGGCTCAACCCGGATTTTGAACTGTGGGTATATACCACCATTGACAACATTCTCTTCGGCTCATACCTTGATGACGAGAAGAACCTTAAAGAGATAGCTCGAATTCAAACTCAAATTTCTCAGAAGGAGCAGTTTCTTACCACTCACCCCATACAAAAGGAAATAGAAGAGCTGAAAAAAGCAGAGCAAAAACAAAAGAAATTACTCGAACTGCGCAAAAAAGAAAGAATCAACAATTTCAAAAGTATATTTTCTACTGAGGAAATGATAGGAGAAATAAAAGAAGTAACTAAAGAGTAAAATAATTCGGATAAATATTGTATAAGACGAAAATGATCAATAAAATTGCAGTGATTATATAACAAATCTATTGGTGGAATTAAATATGTACTAATTTAGTTTCCACTAACGGGTATAAAATAACTAATAATGAGCCATTATTTACAGGGAGAATTCGATTTTATCGAAAGAACTAAATTAATTTTAGAGCAGTATGACAAGACTGATTTTTCTGAGGTACCAGAAGAAAAGTATGAAATAACTTTGTGTATGAATTGTTTGATGGGACTTCTTGTGGTGCCCCAGCAAGTGTGGCATGACAACATTCCGAAAGGTGATTTGGATGAAAATTGGTTTATTGAGAAGGGGCATATATCATTTTGCATTGAGACTGGGGAGAAGCGATATAAGATTAAAAACATTGTTAAGCACATTAGAAACTCTGTTGCACATGGAAGGGTAATTCCTATCAGTGAAGACCGTGGAACAAATAAAAAGATTACTCATCTTCGATTTAAAGACCTCTGCGGAGAGCAACCAACTTTTGAAGCTGAAATACCAGTAGAAACATTGAAAAAGTTTGCACTGAAGTTTGCAGACACAATGTTGACAAAAATGAGGGAAAATAAGGGGGATTAGGGCATATTTAATTCCATCAATGGGTATAACAAACCCAATGTGGGTGGCCAGTTTGTAGTTACTGTGCACCTTTGTATCCGGACTATTAGTGTACCATATTTGGTATCCGTGTACCTCCGTGTGGGACTGTAATGGAATCACAGCATTTGGTTTGAATGTGTTAAGCAGCGGAAAAGACACGGATACTTTCATTTTAACAACTATTTGTTTGTGCTTAACGAATCAAACCAATTTCATGGCTGTGCTGCTAACGCAGTTTCGGAACGTCCACCTACGAAACGGGTAGCAATTCACCCATTGCCCTTACTGGGAATCCTTACATTGACCTTTCTGCTTATGGTATCGATCTTCACGGATGTACTATTCGCTATCTGCGCAAATCGAACGTTAAAGGTAATATCATTACCGGAATCTTTGATATCTCTGGTCGCATAGAAACTGCGGGAGCTACCAGTTATGAATCTCTGATTCTTTTTCTGGTTGACAAACGTAAAGAGTACCACCACTATGTTTCCGAATGTCGCCAGCTTAAACGTCAGCGAAATTACGAGTCTTGGCTTGCACATTACCCGGAGTTTATATTCCATTATTGTAATGTAACCTTTGTCGGATAAGAGTTTTCCTAATCATAGAACCATAAAGCCCATCCTCCTCCGGTGGGCTTCTTTGTTTTTTCTTATTCCAATATACGGACATTTTCCATTCCTATTAAAACCATACTATTATGATATACCACTTCAATCCCCCGGACCCCCTGAGTAAAAAAAGAGAGAACAAAGGAGCGAGAGTTTTGAAAAGAAAACTTTTCAGAAAGTGCGTCCAACCGTCCAACCGTCCAACAAGAAAAAACATTTTGAAATATAAAAGCCTGTAGGATAGTAGTATATGTTTTTATTAAAGTATATATATATCCTACATATCTGTTGTTTTGTAGGACGCTGTTGGACGTGTTGGATTTACTGTTTTCAACCATCCAACGTTGAAAATTTAGCTCCGTCCAACAAAATAGGTGTTTGTTGGACGTGTTGGACGTCCTCCAACACTAACTTTAGTTGGGTAAATTTGCGTAACTAAATAAATATCAGTAACTTTAGTTGTGATTCAACCCCTATGTTGGACGGTTGGACAGTTGGACGTAAAAACTAATAAAAACTATTTCAAAATAATATTAAGAGAACATAGCAATGATTACAACGAGCATTCAAATCAAACCTTACTTAGCCGAGTATTTGCGCGGAAAATACAACAATGGTGCGGATGAACCTTTAAAAATCCCAGATAATACGGACTTATATCACATCGTTTGGACATTGATGGCAAAAAGACAGTGCAATCAATCCCCTGTTGATAATGGAAACCTGACCTTCGTGCTTCCTGAACGTCGCATTGGGAAGGATCCTAAAGTCTATAACTTCCTTTCTCCCAGATCAGCCAGGATTATTGAACAGGAAGTGGGACGTATGTTGAATTGGGAGTTACATTCAACACTTCTGGAGAATGACCAGAATGGGCATAAGTATAACAACATCGACGTTGTTCACAAATTCTTGTGTTCTTATAGCATTGACTCCATTTCAGAAGATGCCCTTATAAAGAACTTCTATAGATGGCGGGAGAACCTTAAAAAACGGGAAAAACGGCGAGAGTATAAAAAGAAGTTAAAAAACACCTGAAAAATCACCGACCGAACTACCTGTTTTGTCCATAAATAGGGGATAAAATGTCCGTCGTGTGGCGAACTTGTTGATTATCAATTTAATAAAATGTATATGAAAGAACTATCCATCAATATTTTAGTAACTCCATGCACAAAGATGCGAAAGGAGAGCTACCGGTTTATTGCCGATGAATTTTCATTGGCTCCTACCATCGAAAATTCATCTGCCGGCAACCTATTTAATTGTAGTACGGATATTGTAATTGATAGACCGGATAAAGATACCCTTCAGGAGTTTGCTTCGGGACGAAAAGTGACTGTACAGCTCACTGATACTTCCAATGGGAAAGTTGTGTTGGGTAATAATGATCTGCCTGCAATCGTTTCCATCTGCCCATATCTTAATTCGGCCAGGTTGAAAATCGAATGCAAAATGCTTCAATCCCCATTTTCTCGCTGAATACCGTCCTTCATAGCCTTCTGTTCATACCATATCTTCGCTGAAAAGATATGTAATGAACAGAACTTTCCTTCGACAAATTCTTCTTTCAAGTAAGCTATTCATCACCGCAGAGGGCTATAACTCTGCGATGATGGACTGTTTCCCTCTATTATCTAATGACGGTCCTGTTCCAGGAGCACTGTTCATCGTTAAGGAGCCACCTACTTATAAGGAGATCTCCACAAAAGTCCTGAATGTATTGAAGCAGGAACTTGCTGCACACTCTGAATTGCAGGGTATCAATGTTACCGATGACTTTCACGCTGACGATCTTCCTGAAGGAAGCATAGCGTATCATCGTGTTTGGGGCTTCGTTACTGCTACTTCATGTTGGTACTTTTCTACTAAACAGTTCGAGCAGGATCTTCTTGTTGCGGAATCCAATCCGGCCATTGCTTGTCATTTCCTGCATGTGAATACTCCAGGTGGTGAAGCTTGGTATCTTGACCGGCTCTCCGAAACCATGCGCTCCCTTGCCAAGCCTGTATTCGTTTTCATTGAGAATGTATGTGCTTCTGCCGGCTATTACATTGCCTGCCATGGTACAACTATCCATGCTCTAACCAGGAACGATCAGATTGGCTGTATCGGCACCATGCTCGAGTATCTTGATTTCCAGGGATACTATGAAAAGTTAGGTCTTAAAGTCGTTCGAGTTAAAGCGGATCAATCTGACCTCAAGAATAAAAAGGTAGAGGACCTGATTGATGGTCATCCGGAACAGTATCGTAAAGATGTACTTAATCCTCTCGCAGAGCAATTTATTTCAGAGGTAAGATCTTGCCGTTCGACGTTGACCGATCTTTCTGAAGACGATCCGGTCTTCCGTGGAGAAACATTTGATACGAATCACGCCATCGAGAATGGTCTAATTGATGGTATTTCCACATTTCCACAAGCCCTGGTTGCAGCTTACCAACTTGCTCAGGGATATCTCGCTAATGAAGCTTTGAAACAGCGTGCTCTCAATTTAATATAATTAATAATATCTATTCAGTATGAATGTAAAAGAAAAATTTAGAAAGGTACTTGAAGCATTAAATCTGGTTGATAAGGCAACATCCAAGGAGCTTACCAATGAAGATTGGAAAGCCATTGTTGATGCTTATCAAAAAGAATTTCAAGTTACCCTTCAGGATGACATGGCTGCTGACCAGGCTTCACATCAGAACCCTCTTGATCAGGAAGCGATGAATCAGGCTCAGGCTATTTTGGATTCTATTATCGTTCGCAAGGATCTTAACTGTCATCACGGTGATCCGGGACCGGAAGGCGACAATGGCATTTCCACTAATGACAAACCTCAGAATGCATCTCCGGCATCTCCGGAAACAGTAGCTCAGTCTGCAGGATTGGTTAAGGCCATTGTTGATGGTTTGAAAAATCAGGCGGCAGCCGATATCCCGGTATCAGTTGCTACAGCTTCCAATCTTCAGTTTAATGGACCGGGAAATACCGCTAAGTTCTTGTTTGGAATTGAGCATCCTATGTTCTCAATGAACAACCGTTGGAATAAGATTGCTGCCAACCCTCGTATAGCTGCAGCTATGGAAGATCCGGAAGAGAACGAAGAAGGTGCCTCTTTCCGTAAAGAAGTGGTTAGCTACTCCATTTCATTGAAGAAACGATATAGTTATCTGCATCAAAACCATATGCTGGATGTAAAGAAGCTCGCAGCGGGTGAGTTCTCTACCAATTATGAAGGTGTTGATACAGCCGGAGTCGGTAACCAGCATGTCGTTTTGCGTCAGGATCAGTTGATTGCTCGGGTGTTAAGCAAACGCGACTTGACTCAGTACTTCCCGGTTCGCTATGGAATTCAGGATCATGACCTTGTGTTCAATGCATTCTTCACTGAAGTTTCTCAGGCTTATCAGCAGGGAGAAGTCTTCAAGGGTGACATGAAACTTGAAAACGAGATGGGCCATGTTGACGATGCAATGATCAAAATGAAGTTCGGTCCGATGAAGGACTTGGAACGTAAATACATTGCTTACCTCAATAAAGAAGGTTCCGATCCTATCAAGTGGTCTATGATCGAGTTCTGTATCTTGAATTCTTTGGAAACGGCACAAGTTGAACAGAACAAACGCCGTATGCGTGGTATCTATGTTAAACCGGAAACTGGTATTGCCGGTTCTTATCTGAACTCTTCTACGGGACTCCTTCATACATTGATCCGTTATCATCATGAAAACAAAATCCTGTTGCATGACGATGCAGCATATCGCTCCTACACTCAAGCTAATATGTTGGATGCGGTTCAGGAATTTCATGCCGATGTTGTAGCATCATGTACCGAGGATATGGATCTGGATCAACACGTTCTTTATCTGAATAAGACACACCAACCCTGGTGGATTAAGAATGTACGTGCCAAGTATGGTAAGGATACCGATTTTACAGGCCCTAATAGCTATCTGTATGTGGTTCCTGATACGAGTCAGCGCATTATCTGGCTGCCTTATCTCGGACAGATACCTTTCATGATGATGGACGTTCCCGGAAACCTACAGTGCCTTGAGTACATTCCCGGTGAAATGCTATCTATCAAGGTCAAGGAAGATATGGAACTTGTCAAGGCTTGGTCTACATGGAAAGAAGGATTTGCTGCGGCATTCGTTGGGCGTCGATTCGATACCCGTGCAAAATTGGTTGCTAACAACTATGAATGGCAACAGATATTCATGAACAAGCCATCTGTCAATGTTGATGCTGATGCCACTACAATCACTGCATCGAAAGGATTCTGGCAAGAAACAGTCGAGAATTCTAAGGCAACAGTGATTACTGATATCACTGGAGCTAAAGCCGGAGTTGGATACATTATTGAGTGTGGATCCACAACCAATGCGTCTACCATTGCGAAAACTGGCAAGTTTGCTGAGATTTCGGAAGCATATACACCGACAGCAGTGGGGGATTATATTATGGTGGTACTGAATAAGGGTGGTAACTTCCGGGAACTTGAACGTTGTGTCGGAGGTGTACGTAAGGTTAATGCAGACCTTCAGCCCAATCTTCCTGGTGTAAGATAATACTTTTCCATTTCTGTGTTTCAATAGGTTAGTTAGTTTTGGTTGGGGCGGGTGTAATGCCCGCCCTTTCTTTTTTAAATCACATTTAATTCAAAAATATGAAAGCAAGAAAAATTTCAAATTCAATGAAAGGATACCGGGCTGCCCGCAAGTTGCAAACCCGCTTCTTTCTCTCGCTAATGGTACTATTCGCTATTGCATTCGTTGCATGGCTCTTCTTGGATCCGGCAGCATCCGCACATATCTGTATGCCTGGTTTAGGTGGTACGACATTTGCCTCAATGATGTTAATTGGTAACGTTAATGACGTATCCGATCGTCAAACACATGGCTCTAACATTGCCTATAAAGTCTACTTGATAGAACTCTCTCAGATAAATGATAATGTGCGCTTTCCGAAGAAGAATGCCAATAGAGAGGTCAGTACTATTCCGATGAAGGCAGGACAATACATGCAATACTTTGAAGCACACGATATTCCTACTTACAACGCAACCGGTGAGAAAGGGGATATCACTACTTCCGGTGAAAATAACTTCGCAATAATTATGGGAGGCATGCGCGATCAATTGCTTAATTTCATCGAAGAGCATGCCGGCAGTAAATTTGTAATCCTGTTTAAAGAAGTAGGTGAGGATCAGTGGTACATTATTGGTGAGTATGATCGCCCGATGATCCTTCAATCTTTCGAAGCGAAGAATGACAAGGATGGCCGTTATGTAACCTTTACTTTCAAACGTACATCTATCGATCAGTATTGTAAATATGTCGGTGATATCGTTCGTGCCCCGGCAACTAATCATACAGTTGATGCTAAGACACTGGCTATTAAACCGGAGAGCAACCGTTATGAAATACCGAACGGATCAGCAGCAACTTATGCTATCAATGCTATTTCTGGAGTGACTGCCAACGATAAAGGCCGGTATATCACGCTTGAAGGAACCGGTACCGATAAAGCGGCTACTATTGCCGATGGTACCGTATTCGTCCTCGAGGATGGTGCAACATGGACTGCTAAGGCAGGATCACAGATTACATTCCGAATCATGGACACTACTACTCTTGTCGAGGTTCCTGGTAGCCGGATCCAGACAGCATAATACTTACCTGGGCGGAGTGATCCGCCCATAAACTCTATCTATATGTATTCCTTCAAAGAAAAACAAAAACATTATGCGGAGCTTCGCAATCCGGATGCTGCAGAGCAGGATCTTGAATTTCTGCGTAAGAAGCAACCCGGACTATCAACATTGAGTATGTTTTCACGCAATCCGAAGCGGTATGCTGATGATATCCTATATGCGCTGCTGGATGTTGCAGAACGTGATGAAATTCGTAATAACCGGCGTACTGTTGAGCAAACTCCATACCCTAATCCGGAACAACCTGATAAGATGTCTGAGGTAACTAATCAAGTAGAAGAAGCCGAAGAGCGCACTGAGGAAGCGGAACTTCATACAGAAGAAGTTGAAGAGCGTGTTCAAGAAGCCGAGGAGCGTGCTGAGGAAGCAGAACTTCGTGCAGAGGAAGCTGAAGAACGAGCAGAAAGTGCGGAAGCTGCCCTTGAAGAGGAGAAAAAAAAAGCCGTTACTACACCAAAAATGGTAAAGTTCAAAAGCACGAAGAGTACCCCAAAATCGACTGGGACAACCTCTCTGACCCACAAATCCAAACGGCCACGATCCTCTACAACGACCGAATCGTAAGTTGGAAACAAATGAAGCAGCTCGACGAGCAGCTGGACAAGAACCCGACCGAAAGAGCTGTCACTGATATGGCAGAGCTCCGCATTCGGAATCTTCTGGCGTTCGAAGAGCTGCAATCGTTCAACGACACTGGGAAGTTTAAGTACAAACATCCGTTAATCATCCACCAGTCCGAGAGAGCACAACTGGAGGAACTTCTTCGGAAGAACCCGCAGGAATTCTTGCGATATCACAAGAATGTACTTGATAACATCCGTAGATACGAATCCTATCTGAAGCGTGTCGACCGTGAAAGTCGGCGTGCCCAGGACAAAGAAAACCTTCGTCGTCATCGAGAGCGAGAAGCCATTTTCAAAGCAATTCTCGAATCAACAACAAATAAAAATTAATCATGGAAAAGCTAATAGAAGTATTTAATTTGGGTGGCCTTCCGACTGCCCCGCTGGATTCATTCTTAGAGCTTCAGGAGGACTTCAAGAAGTCGGATCCTGACAAGTTATCGAAGTTGCAGATGCTAATCATCACTCGTGGCTTTAAGTATGCATTTAAAGCCTGGAAGGATTCTGATGGAAAACTCTGGATTATTGATGCCCATCAACGGAGGAAAGCTCTGCTTGCTCTGCGTAAATCCGGTTTTACCATCCCGGAGATTCCGTATGAACCAATCTTCGCAGCGGATAAAAAAGAAGCAGTCGAGGAAATAGCTGCCTACAACTCTGAGTTTGCCACTAAGAACCCGGACACTTTGCTATTCAAAAAGTACAATATCGATACCGATACTCTTTCCCGGTTCAATCTGGGTTATGAAGTGAAGACCATCGACTTCGGTCAGGCAGCTGCTCCGCTATTCGGATCCGAGCACGAATCAACCGATATCCACGAAGATGCCATTGACTTCACTGTTCCTACAGAAGACGATACCAACTCCATTTTTACACAACCAGGAGATATCTGGTTACTTGGAAAGAATCGCTTAATGTGTGGTGATTGCCGTTCAAAATCGGATGTCACTGCGTTGATGGACGGACAGCATGCTGACTTGCTTGTCACCGATCCACCTTACAATGTTGCCTATCAGGGTGGGACTGAGGAGGAACTGACTATCCAAAACGATTCCATGGAGAATGATCTGTTTGCTACGTTCCTGAAGCAAGTGTTCGCAGTTATGTTTTCTATATTGAAACCTGGCGGATCCTATTATATTTTCCATGCCGATAGCGAAGGAGAGAACTTCCGGGCCTCTCTTCGGAAAGCTGGTTTCAAAATAGCCCAATGCTGTGTTTGGGTAAAGAACTCCATGGTCATGGGACGGCAGGACTATCAGTGGCAGCATGAACCGTGCCTCTATGGATGGAAACCTGGTGCTGCTCACTACTGGAACTCCGATCGTAAGCAGACCACTGTTTGGAACTTCGATAAACCCCAACGCAATGCCATCCATCCGACAATGAAACCTATTGCTTTGATGGCTTATCCCATCTGTAATTCCAGTGTGTCCGGTCAGATCGTTGCCGACTTTTTCTCCGGATCCGGTTCTACTCTGATGGCTTGCCAACAGACTGACCGTATATGCCATGCTATGGAAATAGATCCTCGCTATGTTTCAGGCACAGTTCATCGGTACCGGTCTATGTTCCCGGAACAGCCCGTCCGGGTAATTCGTTCTGGGGAACTTCTTACATCTGAGGAAACTTTAAAAATTATCGTATGAAATCAGAACTGACACCAACCTCCGATGTGGATAAAGCCATTTTAATTGGTGATGAATATGTATCTCAAGTGCGCACATTTGGCGCACTTGGTTACTCAGCAGAACGTATCTGTAACCTCCTTGGTTTACGAGGTAAAGAGAAAATTGCTCTTACCATTCGTATCGGTCTTCCTGGTGATGTTTACAACGATGCCTACAGCAATGGGCGTGCTTTGGGTGAGTATAATATTGATGCAGAGTTGGCAAAACGTGCTGAAGCTGGCGAGATTGATGCTATTACCGCTTTGGAAACCCGCAAAAATGAACGTATAGAACTTGAACTTCGAAAGAATTTATTCGGCGTATGACACAACTTGATATACTTGATAAGATACATCCGGACATGATATCTGCTTTCCTGGTTTCCGGGAAGAGCGATGGCATACCATCTGATGTGCAACTCTTCCTCAAGCAGCTGCAGTGGGCTGCTGAAATATACGAATACGAACGGAACATTACCCGTGCTGCTAAATTATTAAAGCAGCGTATTAATGCCTTACAGCATCTTAATCTTGATGAACGCACCTGTAAAGCACGTATATATGCTGCCATCAACTACTTTTCGATTGATAATAATGTATCTATCAAAGTATGGGAGTCAAACTATGCGGATAAATACGAGGACCTGGCTAAACTCTCCGCTGTCCGTGGTGACTACAAAACTCAGAAACAGTGTTACGATGCTGCTGCCGAGTGTCGTCGCCGGGCATCGGAGATTGCTGAAGCCGATCGTGATCTTGGTGTTGTCTTCCTTATTTCCCCAGAGATCACTCCTGAAGAACTTGGATATTCTAAGAAATCTTTGAAAGAAATTGCATCCAAACACAACGAAGGATTCTATTTGAATCTGATTGATAAACTTCCGATCGAGAAGGAAGAGAAAAAACGTCTCCTGCGTGATGCCGATATCCAGGAGGCTGAGTTTACTGAAGTCAATGAAGAATAACTATGTCGATAGAACTTTATTCTCAATCCCGGGACAGTCTTTCTTGTAGCGATAATACCTTCGATGCTACAGTTGAGTTCGAACGTTACTACATGAACTCTATGCAGATTCAGGTGAATGTGCTGGATCCTAACAATATATTTGTTGAAGGTGCCCGTGCGGTCGGCAAAACTGAAGGAGTTATGGGACCACGTATTATCCGGGTTGCCAATGATATGCCCGGAGAACTTTCTTTCCTGGTGCACAAAACATATATTGCTTTGATGACAAACGTCTGGCCTAATATTCAAGCATATTTTTCCCGACCGGTAACTGTTGCCGGACGTGTTCGTCCGATGTTGGAGTACGGGATAGACTATGTTGTTGGAGAGGCAAAGATACCTTCTCACTTCCGTCATCCACGTTATCCTATTGCATACCCGAAACACAGCATCCTGTTTCGCGATGGTCATCATTTGCAGATGGTGAGTTCCGACCAGCCGGAATCTGTTGCCGGTCGTTCAGGTGTACATGCTTTTATTGAGGAAATGAAGCACAACAAAGGTGAGAAACTGAAGACACGACTCTTCCCGTCACTTCGTGGATCCTCTGCCGAGATTCGTATGTCTCAATACTATCAGGGTGTAACCGGTGTTTCCGATACAGCTCGTGTGGATCTTGGTGAAGATGACTGGTTCGAAGAATACGAAAACAATATCGACCAGGCACTTCTTGAGGAAATAGCTACAGTTTCCCTTCATGTAAATGCAGCTATGTACAAGCGTTACAAACTGTTTGCCCAACAAAAACAAACTACCAATCCGGTTATTCTTGAAGCCATCCGCCTCGAGCTTCAGAAAGTAGAACGTACACTCGCACTCTGGAAACCTCGTCTTGCCGATATGCGTCGTAATGCTACGTTGTACGTGCGTGCCAGTTCATTTTGTAACAAAGACATATTAGGTCCTAAATTCTTCAAAACTCAGATTGAAACCCTTGATATTGACGAGTTTCTGACTTCTATCTGTGCTATCCGGCACAAAGAAGTTGTAAACAAGTTTTTTGCTAACTTTAAAAAGGACTTACATCAGTTTGCCGATAGTTACATTTACGAGTCCATCCTGAAACTTGATCTCCGGGATCACTTCATCTTAACAGCACGTTACCTGAAGCACTATAATAAGCGCGACGAGCTGCTCGTCGGTTATGATCCCGGACATTTCTCCAGCCTGACCGTTGGCCAGGAGAAGGACTACGGTTCGGAACTCAGGATACTGAAGGAGTTCTTCTGTTATTATCCGGACGAACAGCCGGAACTTGCCCGCCAGTTCTACGAGTTCTTCGGCCAGGATGCTGTCAATAAACACATTATTCTCTATCCTGACCGTGCCGGTAACAAGAAAAAAGAAGATTTGGAAAAGATAACCACCGACTCCCGTATTCTCAAGCGGGAATTGGAGTCTTATGGCTTTACTGTTGAGCTGATGAACGAGGGTCAGGCAACTGTCTACCATTGGCAGCAGTTTAAGCTCCTGCTTCTTATATTCGGTAATCGCAGTAACGCATTGCCCCGTATTCTTATTGATGAAAACGAATGTAAGAACCTTTGTAGTGCTATCATGCTGTCGCCCCTCAAAAAAACGGATGGCCGTATAGAGCTTGATAAAACATCTGAGGTAAAAGTACCGCTTAAACTTCAAGCGGGTCTCACAACGCAGATACCAAGTGCACTTATTTACTTGCTGTTTGGACGTTATGGCGACCGTGTTCAAGCTGAATTATCCTCAATTCCGACTGATTTACCTGATAATTTCTCTATATAATAAGTTCGGTGCACCTGAAAAACTTTGTATTATCTATAATAATTGCCCTGTTTGACATAGAAAAATATGATAACTTGTTGAAAATGAATATTATCACATTTCAAAAGTTTATTTCTTTTTTTTCATCAGCTCCCTATCTCCACGCCCCGCTGATAATTCGAAATGAGGTGCAGCCTTCGGTCTTTGGCTGGAAATATGAGGGTGCCATCCCGCCGGTCCTTTCTGGGAGGTTCAGAAACAGGTATTTTCGAGCATGGAAACGACAATGACAGGACCGCATGCACTGCAATGGGCAAAAGAGATATCGAAGTTGCCTGATGGGTGCTTTACGATTGCTTTCTTCTCTTACTCGAGGCAGAAGGGTGAAGCATCGGCCAAACTGGTGATTCGAGAGGGATGTAAGTTTCGGACTCAGTTACCACATGAAAGGTTTAGTATCGATGGAGAGAATCTATTCCTCTTCACTGATGGTGATGGAGAGCCAAAGATGTGTTACAGGATCCTGATCCGATATATGGGCTTTCCACAGGACAATTTTAAACTACATAAAATCGACTGGTTATGAGTGATGTAAAGATGTTAGGTGACTATGGTTGCTACATCGATGAAAGTAATGTAATATCATTTCAGGTTGGGGACAATCCCCGTACCGGTATGGATGATCCAGGCTTCTCTGTAGGAGACTACAATCCATTACCTGATATGCAGTGGCAATCTATTAATGGCTATCAAGTGTGTAGCCGTGGCTATAACAACATGAAGTGTGAGGAGGTGGCAGCTGATCTCAAGAAGAATCGTCTGCTACCTCGGCTTATCACTAAACAGGCGAATATGCTGTACGGAAAGGGACCGGCAGTGTACCAGACTGTGTTTGCCGATGGCAAGTTTAAGCGTGAATGGGTTGAGTGCCCGGAGATCATGAATTGGTTGGATAGTTGGAAGGACCGTGGACTTGAAAGCGATTATAAGGAGGTGGCTAAAGCTCTTATTAAAGACTTCTATTATTTTCGTGACTACTTTGTGAAATGGCGATTCTCCGTAGGCCGAAATTTGGGGGCACTGCCTGTTGCCGGTATTGAGACAATGGAGAATAGAAATTGTAGGCTGGCCACGACAAAAAAGGATGTCGCTACCGACCTGGTGTACTATCGTGATTTCCGCTTTATCGCTGTTGGACGTTGGAACTATGGGATATCCAACTTCAAGATTTACCCGAAATTTAACCTGGCAGAAGTTGCCAATTATAAGTATGCTGCCATCTCGCATCACCGGGAGAAGTCAGTCGATGAGTTCTATGGTGTAAATGAAACGCATGAAGGCACTAAGGAATATATCAGAGGTTCTAATGCGACAGCTCGGTATATTAACTCCTTTTTGCGCAATAGCCTGGCAGCCAAAATCCACATCATTATCCCTAATGCCTGGATAAACGCCAAGCGCACTCAGATCCAGAAGCTCTGTGATGAAAATAAGAAGCGGAATAAGGACGGAGTGAAGCTATATGTATTTAATGGCATCGATATAGGTACCGAGTTCAAAGAGTCTACACTGATTAAGTATATCCAGTCCGAGCTCCGCAAGATTTCACAATATCTCTCCGGTGCTGATAACCAGGGGAAGGCTTATGCAACAATCAGCTTTAAAAGCGGTGGTACCGAAGAAGAACGCTGGAAAATTGAAACAGTAGACCTGAAATACAAAGAGTACATCGAATCGTTGATTTCTTATGATAAGCGTGCTGATGAAGTGTTGTTATCAAGTGTCGGACTCGACTCCTCTATCTCCAGTGTTGGAAAAGATGGCGTGATATCCAAGTCCGGATCCGACGCTTATTACAACTATCTGATCTACCTGATGTCCCTTACTCCAGACGAAGAAATCTGCTGTGAGCCTTTTAACTGGGCTATTCAAATCAACTTCCCGGCACTGTATAAGCAAGGTTATAGACTTGGATTTTACCGGGAAATTCCAAGTCGTCAAGAAGATGTTAAACCAAACGAACGATTAAATCAGCAAGAATCATGATCATTTTAGAAGAACTATTTAAAAACCTGACTGAGTTCCGCCATTATGCACCCTATTCAGAGACAAACATTGAGTTTAAAGACCTCAATAGTTCGGCATCTTCTGCCCGGAAGCAGATATGCATTATACTTTCTAAAGAAGTCTATGACATAGTTCTCAAGAGGGATGGAGAAATACATGATGCTTTGCTGACTGCAATGGCCAACTTAACACTTGCCAAACAGTTAGTGTTTGATGTTGTCAAACAACGAAAATCCGATGTTGACATCTACAAGTATGAGATGGAAGCCATGCGTCGGTCCTATATTGAGAACTACTTCAGTGGTATGGATACGCTGATTCAGTTACTCAATAAGGAGGACAGTCTGGAAGAATGGAAGAATTCCCGTTACTGCAAACTGCTTTCCTCTCTTCGGATTCAGACTGCAGAGGACTTTGATTTCCTATATTCGATTGACCTTTCTTATCTCTTTTTCTTCCGGATTATTCCACTTCAGAAAGAAGTGTTGGATGAAGGAATGACCAGTTACTTTGAACGTGTCGTTGATAATCAGGAGATGAAGGATTTACTACTGCATGCTCTTGCAAAAAGTACGATTGCTCTTGCCTTGCGTCGATTGGATATTCTTGAGTTTCCATCTACCATTCGTAATCTCTTCGATGACTCTAAAACCACTCGATCCGGAAAGGATGAACAGGAACGTATGTTGGCACTTGCTGAACAGCTAACCGGTGAAGCTCAATCACTACTTAAGAACATTGACCTTATGTTGTCTAACAACGATTCCGGTATAGTAGATACAGAAACATCATTTAATGCTCCGGACGACAAAATCATAATGATGCCATGAAAGACAAAATAGAGTTTATGGTCCATGGGAATACGTATTATATTCCCAATTCCTGGGACCAACTAAATAGTTATTTATTCATTAGTCTGATCCGTGACTTTAATCGCATGGTGAAGGGAGAACTTTCACCGGCCATGGTGAGAGTAAACTACGTGTGTAATGTTATGGGGTGGAAGCCAAAGAAGATCCGGGGAGAAGAATCATTCCAGAACCTGGCTTTCCTGGCAGAACAGGTTACCTTTCCATTCGTCATTATGTATCCGGACAACGATATGGCTTTAAGCGAAATGGATCCTGAAACCAGAAAACTTTGCAAAAAGACTCCTCCGGAAAGACTAACTTGTCTCCCCATCGCACGCTATCTCTCACGCTTGGACTATAAATTTGCCTTTGATTGTTGCTTTTGCAAGCAGCTGGTTCCGGCAGTGGTTATTGATGACGATATTTATTCAGCATATTCCATCGATACCAATTTCAACGTTCTGACATGCTCGTTAACGGCATTGCAATACATCGAGGCCCGTGCCCTGATAGGTAAGTCTGTAGACATGCTTCCACTTTTGGCAGCGATCCTGTATAATCCAGGTACATACACTTCAGAAGGTGCTCACCGGTTGGCTACAGTGTTCGCAAAACTTCCAGAGGACGAATTACAGGCCATTGCCTTCAATTTTCAGGCTTTCAACAATTACCTGTTTACTCAAACAGACTTTCGGCTACTGACTGCAGCGAAAGAAGGTAAATGCAGTGCTATTAGTACAGGTGCACTGGAGTCACTGTATAACTTGAGTAATGATGGACTTGGTGATATTACAGCCATCGAGCAGATGAATGTCATCAAGTATCTGACTATCCTCCGGAAGAAGATCATTGAAACCGTTCGAAGCATGGATGCGATGAAAATGGAAAAGGCAGACATTGAGAAGGAAACAGGCTTACCACTCCATATCATTAACCAAATATTATGATACTTGATTTATTCTCTTACTTTGCGAAGTATCCCTCAAGAGAGGGCGTGCTTTCCATCTTTAACAATGGTAGTAGTTCACAAGCGCAATATGCCAAATTGAAAGAAACCATTTTAGCTATGCCGGATCCGCTGATCCCTGCAATTCAGTCGTATGTTTTTGGACAGTCTTTTGAGTCAGTCAAAGCCCGCATTGATACTCTGGTGGGTACTTATCTCTTTATTGATTATGGTGAGTTTTCTTCCAGGAGTGACAATAGGAACTCAATTGAAGATACCCAAAAGCTGGCGGCCACAATCGCAATGAAACTATCAGACTCCTCGGATCTTGTAGAAGAAGCGATCGCTTCAGACACTTGCCTTGAATATCTAAACACCCTTCGTGCCCATCTTCTGTTTGATGCAGAATGTGGAAAAGTATCCTGGATAAACCGATTGAGCATAAAGAGTCTTGATATCATCCCATTTGTAGCCAAAGAGCTAAAGTCCATCGGATGGACCATGATGTTTGAAGCAGATGGTTCCGATCTGTTCAATGTCAAAGCTCGGATGTTGTCCTTTCTGTCATGATACTTCAATAGTAATTTTGTCAAAAAAGAAAAGACATGGACATTATTATTAAATCATTCCTTGAACATCTTCAGCGTATTCTGAGCACTGTTTATGGCTGGTTATCAACAGTTATCATCTTTATAGCCCATTTCTTTGCGCCTGCTTGGTATCCTTTTGCTGTAGTCGGAATTCTTATCCTTATTGATTTGGGGTGGGGGATTGCTGTATCACTGAAGAAAGGAGAGTTTGCCTATTCCGAGGCTGGAAGAGAAACGTGTAAAAAGGTAGCTATCTATGCCAGTTGCCTTTGTTCGGTTTACATGATCGAGCAGATATTTCATACCAGTGTAGCCGTCACTTCTGTTGCTGCCGGTCTTGCCGGTGCCTGTGAAGTATGGAGTTTCTCCGCCAGTATACTTATCATCGCTCCCAATTTTCCCTTTATATCGCTGTTTCGTGCACAACTCAGAGGTGAAATGGAGAGGAAATTAGGGAGAAATATTAATGATATATTAAAGTAAAATTCTTATTAATTATGAGTAGAGGTTTACGTAATTGCAATCCTGGCAACATTCGTCATGACCGGGATAAATGGCAAGGAGAAGTTATTCCGAGCCAGGACAAGAGTTTCAAACAGTTTAGCTCTATGGCTTATGGCTATCGGGCATTAATCAAGTTACTGCAGAACTACCGTAAATTGCACAATCGGCAGACGATTGCTGAATTTATTAATCGTTGGGCACCTCCCAGCGAGAACAACACTTCCGGATACATCACTCGCGTGTGCAGAGAAATGCAAGTTCCGTCAACGTACGTTCCGGATATTAACGACAAATCTACTATGTGTGCTTTTGCTGCTGCAATTAGCCAAGTTGAAAATGGAGTGCCGGCTGTCATGGCAGATGTCGAGTTGGGATGGGATTTACTATGAAACTCCCAGTCTATATCTATATCGTTTTGCTGGTTTCAGCAATTTGTTTTTCCTCTTGTCGTACTCAATATGTGCCGGTTGAAAAGATAAAGACTGAATACCGTTATATTGACCGCCTGCAGCACGACAGCGTTTATCTCAAAGATTCTGTCCGGTATTACATCAGGGGAGATACAGTTTTTGCGGATAAATACCTTTATTTGTACAAGTACTTATTTATCAATAAGGTAGATTCATTTACTAAAACAGATTCAATACAAGTTCCTTATCCTGTCGAAAGAAAACTAACCCGTTGGCAGTCTATTAAGATGGAACTTGGTGGCTGGGCATTTGGAGGCTTGATTTTAGCATTGATTATTGCTGGGTGGTTATATAAGCAAAGAAAATAGTATATTTGTACATCAATAACAGTTTTTTCATTAGTAATAATGAAAACGAAGTATATTCATTAGCCCTGGATCGTGAGATTCGGAGCTTTTTTCTATCCTTTTTTAGCTTCAGCTAAACAAATCTAACTTGCTGATAATAAAGGAATAACTGCTACGACGTCCGTACTTATAGTGTTATCTTAGCTGTATAATAATAAAATAAACAACGTTATGACAGTAGAAGAATTAATCATTGAATTACAAGGAATGAATCCCGAAGCAGAAGTTTATATTGCGTATCAGCCCAAGTTTCCATTAGAAAAGAAAGCCGGTGAAGAATTGGCACAAAGTGAAGATGGTAATAGAGTTTATATAGCCACTTGTTTATATGGAAATGACTATTTACCACAAGATATTGTGGAGCAACTCAACTGGTAATTGTTTTTTGAAGGTCCGGAACCCTACATTCCGGACCTTTTTCTATCCTTTTTTAGCTTCAGCTAAACAAAGCTAACTTCTTGATAATAAAGGAGTAATCACTACGATGTCCGCACTTATAGTGTTATCTTAGCTGTATAATAATAAAGGATAAATCATTATGAACGAGCAGATTACAAACATTCTTAACCAAAGAATAACGAAGACAAGCAAGATACAGCAATTGCTTCTTTTAGGCTTAACTCGCCGCCAGGTTGCCGATCTGGTAACCAACGGAAACTACGGTTTTGTTCAAAACGTCTACAAGCGGATGATTGAAGCCGGAACTTTCCAACCCAGCAACCAAGTAGTACCAAATAACCTTCCGGAGATTGATTATACTTTCAACCGTCGCTTCGGGGTTGAGATCGAAGCCTATAACTGCACCCGCGAACGCCTCGCTCGAGAACTTAGGGAAGCCGGCATAAGCGTAGCAGTAGAAGGATACAACCACGATACCCGAAATCATTGGAAACTGGTAACAGACGGCAGCCTTTCGGGATCGAATACTTTTGAACTTGTAAGCCCGATACTTGAGGGAGAGGCTGGCCTTCGGGAGCTACAGAAAGTTTGCTGGGTGCTTGACTATTGCGAGGTAAAGGTAAACGACTCCTGCGGGCTTCACATCCACATGGACGCTGCCAACTTTACCCTTAGCACCTGGAAGAACCTTATACTTACCTACCGGAGAGCTGAATGTATAATTGACGCTTTTATGCCTCCATCTCGACGCAATAACCACTATTGCAGAGGGTTGCAATCCATAACCGAACAACGAATTCAGAATGCCAACAGCCTTAGAGATTTACAGAACGCTTTCGGGGGCGACCGTTACCACAAACTGAACCTTGAGTCCTACTCACGCCACCGCACGGTTGAGTTCCGCCAGCATGGTGGAACAACCAACTATACGAAAATGGAAAACTGGATACGCTTTATCAGCAATATGATTACCTTTGCTCAGCATACCAATATCGCCACCGGAGCAGCTTTGGCAAATCTGCCTTTCTTGACCGATGACCAAAAAACGTATTTCAAACTTAGAACAAAAAAACTTAGCAGATAATGAATAAGACCTACACAGTGCAGGACGGCGGTACAATTACCGCCACCTGCGCCACCGATTTTGTTACCAAACTCCGTCAGAGTAGCCGTTTTGACTCTGAGTGTACCGACCAGGAGTATATGTACCATTTTGCCGATCGATACCATGACCAGTCTGGGAACACCGTACGTGCTGATTCTTCTGAGCACTTTTTATCCGATTTGCTTCAGGCTGGATTTATTTCAGAAATAGATTAAAAAAAGTTCCAGAAAACTTGTGTAATAACCAAAAGGTTATTATCTTTGTGGTGTCAGAAAGAATCGCGATCTTTAAATGACTGATGAAGAAGAGCTAAAGGCTCGGATTGAAGCTGCAAAGAGTGATCTTAGCTTCTTTTCCCTCAATGCTGACGCAATCCTCGCAGAAGGATTTTCGACAGAGGAGGAGCTTGAGGAAAGTATCAATGAAACCTTAGATGATTTAATTGATGCAAGAAACAAGCTGAATGAAAGGTAACCCTCGAAAGAGGGTTACTCTTTCATTTCACTTTTAAAATATTAGGTCGTATGAATGTACAAAAGGAATTAGAGAGATGGAAAGCGGACTATCTGGTTGCTGATACACCGGATAAACGTGCTGATCATCAGAAGCGTTTCAAAGCCTTTTTGAGCACTTTGTCCCCGGAAGATAAAAAGGCTTTTGCAGCAGCTTTCCAAGCTGGAGCAAAGCAAGCTATTGCCGAAGCTGAAGATGTAATTAAAATCGTTTCTGTAAAGAAGGAATTGGAGAAAGTGCAGGACTTTGTTTCAATATCCTACATTGCAAAACATTATTTTGGAAAAACGCGTCAATGGCTGTACCAACGCATCAATGGCAATATGGTGAATGGAAAGCCGGTTGGATTTACTTCCGATGAATTGAATACATTATCCTCGGCTCTTTCAGAACTTGGAGCCAGGCTGAACGATACTTCTCGGTCAATCGCGAGACCTTGATGACAGTGAGAGAGGGTCTAATACTTTCTTTCAAAATCAAAGGAGCTCTCACGGGTTGAGAGCTCCTTTTTTAATTCTATATTTTGATTAATGGAGTATTATCCCCATCTTTGTATTGCCAAAAAAACGATGAATAGACATGAATCCCTTACCATAGTGCAATCTGTAAAATTGGATTCAGGTGTCATTACCCGTTGGCGCACTGAGTGAGGGATTCTCCATTTTGTTATGATAGAGGAAGAACAATTAGATGGATTATTAGCTGTGATTCATTTTCATAATGTTAGTCGCAATCAGTATTTTGATACTTATTGGATTTCTGATTTTAAGTGAAGAGCAGATTCAAGAAATGGTTGTTACTCTCTATGCTTATGGCTGTATTTTATGTAAGAAAGTTTCGCGAGGATATTACACTGGCTAATTTTTGTAAGATATTAGTTCGTGGTGATTTTGAATATCTCTAAGATTAGCTATCTTTGTTTATGAACGTTTTCACATAATAATTATTATAATATGGTAGAGCAAATACTTATTAAGTTTTTTAGAGAGATAGATTTATCTGATCCTTTTTTTGAATCACTAAAGGAAGATTATCCAGGTTTCTCAGAATGGTTTGAGAGGAAAAGTAGTGAGGGTAAGTTTGCTTTCGTCCAATATAACCGGGCGGGGCAATTACAGGCTTTCTTATTTTTAAAGATAGAAAATGGCGAATTAGATGACATTGAACCAATCAGGTCCACAGCAAAAAGATTAAAAGTTGGTACCTTTAAGATTGATGCTCATAATACAAAATTAGGAGAGCGATTCATAAAGAAAATCACTGATATTGCTATAGCTGAAAATGTAGATGAAATATATGTGACTATTTTTAATAAGCATGCGGGGCTAATAGCCCTTCTGAAAAAATATGGTTTTATTTATGTTGGAAAAAAAATAGAAGAAGATGTCCTAGTTAAAAGCATGAAGATACTTAGGGGTGATCAACTGAAAGATTATCCTTTAATCTGCTTAAGGGATAAAAGAAAGTTTTTATTGTCTATTTATCCTAAATATCATACAAAACTATTCCCAGATTCAATTTTGAATAACGAAGAAAGTTATAAATACGATTTAGTAAGAGATGTTTCATACACTAATAGT